GAACCTTCTAGGTCAAACTGAAGTTACCAGTTCAGACTTCGCATCGGTGAAAGCCCTTGTGAATGGTGAGGTCGATACCTTCATGGGTTTCGAGTTCATCCGCACTGAACTGATTGGCACCGACACCAACAGCGATCACAAAGTTTTATTCTACCAAAAGGCTGGAATGAAACTCGCAGTTGGTTCTGAGCCGTCCATCAAAATTTCTGAGCGAGCCGACAAGAACCACGCCACGCAAGTATTTTGCAGCATGGCAATTGGCGCAACTCGTATGCAGGAAAAGTTGGTGGGCTACATCGAATGCGACCCAACATAGGAGGGATGACCAATGGGTACTAAAAACACCGATCTGGTTGCCAATTTTGAGGCAACCCCTCCTACCTTGAACGATGTTGCTGAGCTTCACGGCCGTGTGCGGATTGCACAAGGAACCGTGGAATTGGCAGCGGGAGACAGTGACGACGATGACATCGTTATGCTGGCGCCCGTACCATCGAACGCAACGGTCCCGCACCTCTACATCGGGTCTGATACGTTGGGTGGTTCCTGCACGTTTAATGTAGGCATCTACACATCGGCTGGTGTGGTTAAGGACGAAGATGTCTTTGCCACGGCAGTTGCCGATGCTGCTGCACTTGCCGACGTTCGCCATGAAGTAGCGAACATCGATACTTGTGGTAAAAAGATGTACGAACTGGCTGGTGATAGCACCGATCCAGGTGGGTACTACTACGTTGCTGCCACCATGGCAGCGGCTGGTGGAACCATCGGAACGATGTCGTTCATCGTCCATTACGTCGTTGACTAACGGATTGGGGGGCTTCGGCCCCCCTTTCCTCTTGGAGGTTTTGCATGGCTGGATCGATTGTAGACATTGCGAACAAAGGTCTGACCTATTTGGGCGCCAACGCGATTACTGCGCTTACGGATGACACGGTTGAAGGCCGCGCTATTAACCGCATCCATGAGCAAAGCCGACAATATTGCTTGCGCGACCACCCGTGGAACTTTGCTATGACCCGCGTTTCCCTTGCGGCTGATACGACATCGCCCGTGTGGGAATACACCAACCTGTTTCCCTGGCCATCAAACTGCTTGCGGATCATTGAAGTTGATACGACAGAAGAATGGGCCGTTGAGGGACGCAACATTGTTACGGATGCAGCGGCACCGCTTAACATTCTTTACATCGCCGACGTTACGGACACGTCAATCTATGACGCGAAATTCACAGAGGCTTACGCCATGCGCCTTGCATCTGACGTGGCGTATGAAATTACGTCCTCGCAGACTGTTGTGGCATCGGCATCTGCCGCTTATGCAACGCTAATACAGGAAGCGAGGCTGGTTGACGCGCAGGAAACAACGTCTGCGTCTGAAGACACCTGGTTGTCAGCGAGAGCCTAATAGATGTCTCGCGTTACGCAGATCAAAACCAACTGGACGGCGGGTGAACTAGCTAAAGACCTGTTCGGCCGCGTGGACATTACCAAGTATGCGAATGGCGCTGAAACCCTAGAGAACTTTATCGTGCAGCCGCACGGTGGCATTACCCGCCGTCCAGGCACACGCTTTGTCAAAGAGGTCAAAACATCGTCTGCCAAGACGCGGCTGGTGCCGTTTGAGTTTAGCACCACCCAGGCCTATTGCATTGAGTTCGGCAATCTGTATGTCCGCTTCTACAAAGACAACGGTGCAATCCTTGAGGCCAACAAAACCATTAGCGGAGCGACACAGGCCAATCCTTGTGTGGTGACGGCAACCTCACATGGCTTTTCTAACGGCGATGAAATCTATATTGCATCTGTTGTTGGTATGACTGAACTAAACGGCAAGTATTATAAAGTAAAAAACAAAACAACAAATACTGTTGAACTAACGGACATTGATGACACAAACATAAATTCTACTGGGTTTACCGCCTACTCGTCTGCCGGCACCGCGGCGCGGGTATACACGGTCACAACGACCTATGCCACGGCAGACTTGTTTGACATCCAGTTCGCCCAATCTGCTGACGTACTTTACCTCACGCATTCGTCTTATGCGCCGCGCAAACTGTCGCGCACGGGCCATACGTCTTGGACGTTGGAAGAAATCACGTTCACTGACGGGCCTTATCAAGACGAAAACATTACGACGACAACCCTTACGCCTAGTCATGCGTCGGGTAGTTCGCGGACAATTACCGCCAGCGCCGTTACCGGCATTAATGGTGGTGACGGGTTCCAGACGACTGACGTAGGCCGCATTATATCTATCGGCCACCAAGCAGCGGCCTGGGCGGCAAGTACAAGCTATGCTGTTGGTGACGTTAAGCGAAACAGCGGCAACGTATATGAATGTATAAAGGCTGGAACGTCTGCCGGATCGGGTGGGCCAAGCGGCGAAGGCGACGAAATCGTTGACAACAGTTGCACCTGGAAATTCTTGCGCGATGGCGGCATCCAATGGGGTTTTGCTACGGTCACAGGGCGCACAAGTACGACAGAGGTTACCGTTACCGTTAATGCTACCTTTGGCGGCACAACGGCTGAAGCCAAATGGCGGCTAGGCGCGTTCTCTGAAACGACAGGGTTTCCGGCAGCAGTAGCGTTCTACGAACAACGATTGTTCTTTGCCGGCACCAGTGAACAACCACAGACGCTGTTTGGCAGCAAGTCGGGCGATTACGAAAACCATACGCCGGGCACATTGGATGACGATCCTGTCATCTACACGTTGGCCACAGACCAGGTGAACGCCATCCGTTGGTTGTCACCGGGCAAAGTGATGGCCATCGGCACGGTTGGTGGTGAGTTCGTTATTTCGGGGTCAACCACGGCTGACGCGCTGACGCCAACCAACGTCAGGGTTGTGCGTGAGGGCACACGGGGATCGGCATCGCACCGGCCCATCCGTATCGATAACGTGGTGGTCTTTATCCAGCGCCAGCAGCGGAAGCTGCGTGAGTTTGTGTACGCATTTGAGAGCGACAGCTTTCAATCACCAGACCTGACCATACTGTCCAACCAGGTCAGCAAGGGCGGCATTACGGAAATTGCATATCAGCAGGAGCCAAGCACGGTTGTGTGGGGCGTCAAAGCTGATGGACAGCTTGTCGGCATGACGTATCTGCGCGATCAACAGGTGGTGGCATGGCACCGTCACAAGATCGGCGGCGTGTCAGGCGCGTGTACGATTACCGTGTCGGACTATGCCAACATCGCCGTTGGCACCACGCTGACGTTTACAAAGTCAGACGGGTCAACCGTGACGTTCACGTCTGAAGCGGCGGGCGCCTCTGCCCCGTCAGATACCTCTCTGGGGTGGCGACCAAACACTAGCAATAATGTAACCGCTGACAACATCTACACCCGCATCAATGCCCATGCAGATTTTACCGTAGCCAATCCGGCAGCAGCGGTTGTTACTGTTGAAGAAACAACGTCAGCCGGCGCCAGGCCGTTGACCGTAACATCTAGCGATACGACGCGCCTGACAACAACAGATCAGGCCATTGCCGTTGTTGAAAGCCTTGCCGTCATACCGTCATCGACAAGCGGCGAAGAAGAAGTGTGGATGATTGTGCAGCGCACAATAAACGGAGTAACCCGCCGTTATGTGGAATACCTTTCCGATCAATTTGACGTTGAAGAAAACCAAACAAAAGCTGATGCATTCTTTGTGGACAGCGGACTTTCATATTCGGGCGCTGCCGCTGCGAGTATCACTGGCCTTGGCCATTTGGAAGGTCAAGCTGTGTCTATACTTGGCAACGGTTCGGTCTACACTAAGCGGAATGTATCGTCGGGCGCGATTTCGACTGTTGATCCGACAGTCACGAAAGCGCAGATCGGCCTTGCGAACGAGTGCATAATGAAGACGTTGCGGCCGGAAGCTGGCGGCGACGACGGAACTTCTCAAGGTAAAGCCAAGCGTGACTTTGAAGTCACCTTGCGGCTCATCGATACGCTGGGCGGCAAGATTGGCCCTGACATATCGACAGCAGATGAAATTATTTTTCGCACGGGGTCTGACCCAATGGACAGCAGCCCGCCGTTATTTACCGGCGACAAGCGCATTAATATTCGTGGCGGTTGGGATACCGCGGGGCAAACGGTTTATCTAAATGACGAACCCCTGCCCGCCCACATCACCGCGCTTATCACTCGCATCATAACACACGATGGGTAAATAATATGTGTATTCCGTTATTGGTTGGCACTGCCGCCACTACTGCCGGTGCGGCTGCTGCTGGCGGAGCAACTGCAATGGCTATGGGGGGCGCCACTACTGGACTGCTTGGTTCTGCTGGAGTTTTTGCGCCTCTCTCAGGCTCAATTGCTACGGGCATTGGGAGCATGTTTTCTGGTATGGGGGCTGGAAGTGCCTTTAACCTTGCCGGTGCCGGGATGTCAGCGGTTGGCTCTCTTTATCAAGGCGCCATTGCTGAAGGCAATTACCAGTACCAAGCCGGCATGATGGCCTACAATAAAAAGATTTCTGAGAACAATGCGCTGATGGCCCGCCGCGCCGCTGAGTTTGATGCGGATAGATTTGACCTTGAGCGGCGAAAGTTGATTTCATCGCAAAGAGTAGGTTTCGGTGGCTCAAGCGGCGTGGTTATAGATGAGGGAACGCCTGATGCCGTTGCCCTAGAAACGGAAACGCAAGGATCACTAGAGCGCCTTGCTATTATCTACAAGGGCGAGACACAGGCCGACGCTTATCTGCAACAAGCAACAGGGCAAGAAGCCGCTGCTGCTCGCTACCGCACCAACGCAGCCACGGCAATGACAAGTGCCGGAATTGGCGCAGCAAAAGAATTAGCAACTGCTGGCTATAGGCAGTACCGCTACGGCGCCGGCACAAGTTTATTGGGGGATTAATATGGCCCGTATTCCTACACTTCAGCGACGCGCCACGCTTCCCACAACCACGGGCGTCCCTGCTGCGCCTGTCGTCTTAACTGATGATCAAACGGGGCAAGGACTGCAACAGGTTGGTGGCGTTGTTTCTGAAATTGGGGAGAACCAATTACGGGCGCGGGCCGATGCGATGGTCACGCAATCCTACGTCAATGCCACGCTCAAGATGGATGAGTTAAAAGAGGGCATTGGCACAAACAAAGTTCTGTCCTGGGAGTCCGATCCTAATAGCAGTCAGTTTAACCCAGGTGCCGTGGCGCCAACGGCTGACCCAGATGATGTTAACGCGCGGATGGCGCAGATTTATGAAACGGCATCTGAAGGTTTGTCGCCCTATGGTCTTGAGAAGTTTAAAAAAGACTACTCTATGTTGTCGGCCAAGGGGCAGATTGAAATCCGCCGGGAACAGGTGGCCCGCGACAACGCGGAGTTGCAAGCAGATAGTCTGGCGCTAAGAGAGACTTTAATAAGAACAGCCATTAAAGATGGCAGCGAAGTTGTATGGACGGCTAACTTAAAAAAAGGCATTGACGACATTGACAGCCTTGAGTTCAACCGCCAAATCGGCCCTAAAAAAGCTGAGAAGGAGCGCCAGCAGTTTCGCGCAAAAATGGATGCCGTTAAAGGTGACAGGCTTAACGAAAATATTGTTCTCGCTTTTGCCGAAGGGATAAGAAACGTCGATCTTGATGAAGAACCAGAAGCGGCTGCAAGACGAATAGCTAAATTGGACGCGGCACTAGAGGAATCTGTGGGGTTTGGGTCAACATCCCGCAAGATGGCTCAACAGGAAAGAATTAGATTTTTATCTGAGGTTGATGCTGCGATGGCCAACCAACAGATTGGCGAAGATTCCGAAACTGCTGGCGGCGCTGCCAAGTTTTTGAAATTGGAAAAAAACTCAAAATATCTTCCGAATTTAAAAAGCAAGCAACGGTCTATTTATGCTATTCGCGCGCAAGGTTTAGTTGATCGGGTGGCAGCAAAAGTACAGACCCAAGCTAATGCAAGGGCTGTTAAATTTCGTCGCGCCTTTACATCTATAGTTGAAGACGCATCTGTTGGCGGCAATCTATCTATGGATTTAGTAAGCCGTATTAGCGATGCAGAAATAGACGCTCATATAAGTGACCCCGAAGAACGGGCGACGATGAAAGCAGTGCGAGAAGATGCTATAGATGGCGCAAACCATCGGGGATTTATTGCCGGAAAACATCCTTCACGAATTATAGCGATGGAAAAAAGACTTGTTGCCGACACAGAGCAAGTCCGCACTATTCCAGGTATGGCGTTACAAGATCAACGGCAGCTAGCGGCGTTTCGCACGGAGAAAGCGCGGGATATTAAGCTGCGAAATGCAGACCCAGCCCAATATGTAATTACAAATAACGATGATGTATCGGCAAACTTTACAGAATGGAACAGGCTTATTATTGCAAATGCTTCCGCTGAAGACATAGCCGGTGCTTATGCAAATTATGCAGCGTCCCGTGATGCGGCATACGGCTTGTCCGGCATGGATAGCACGATGCGAAGCAAGTTGCCGAAAAGTTTTATTGAACAGCAAATTGCATTTATAGAAACCGAAGATACGACGCCGGAACAAATTGCTGAACGGTTCAACAATCTTGCCCAAACAATGGGTAAAAACGATTGGCGCTTTATGCTTGGCGAAATGCAGAAGAATGGATTGTCAAAAGAGGCAAGTGCCCTCGCCGTTGTGGAAGACCCAAGGGCAAGACAAACCCTTGCGGGCGTTATCCGCGGTGGCGGCATGAAGACTCTTGACGGTATATTAAACGACAAAGATTCCGGCCTTACGACAGAAATAGACAGTTCCATTACTAAAAAAATGGAAAACATGATCCAGATTGCCGGCTCCAATAATCTTATGATGGTAGATACGTTGCGAGACTCAGCGCGATTGCTTGCTAGAAGTTATGCGGCAGGCGGCGACAGCGTAAGCAAGGCTGTTGAAAAATCAATCAAGATTGTTGTGGAAGATCAATACCAGGTTATCAGGGATAAGACACTAAAAGGGATTGTTCCAAAGGGGTCTATTGAGCGTCCACGGCAGTTGATGTACGGGCTGAGTGAGTGGTTAAAAAATGACGAAAATATGAAAAACGTCGATTTAACCCAGATTACGCAAGGCGCCAATGATGACCAGAAAAAGAAATTGTTAAGACAAAACGCGCAATGGACACTGACGCCGGATGGCAAAAGCGTGGCATTGGCATCGGCTTTAGACACGCCTGTTAACGACATCAACGGCGCTCCTATTGTTGTGCCCATCAGCAGCGTACCAATGGATAACTTAGGAGCGCGTGGAAGTGCCAGCAAATTGCGAACGGCAACGCAAACATGGGAGCGTTCGCTTGGTGCCAACCCTGTTATGGCGCCGTCTGAGCCAGAACCTATCGAACCGGAACAAATATCAGTGCGCGAGAGACTTACAAAAACAAAAACTGACGACCCCCCTCAACGCTCTGGATTGCTTAATAAATTAAAACAACAACAAGAAAGCCCGCTTGTCGCTCTTGGTGGAAAAGGCGAAGACGTTGTTGAGAATAAAAAAGCGGAGCCTTCTCAGATAGCATTGGAGCGAAGGCGTCTAATAGGTGCGGGAAAAAATGCTGTAAACGAAGGTACTTCATCAAACAGAGAATTACTGGCCGAATTAAAAAAGCAACAAAGAAAAAAAGATAAATAAATGCCACAGCTTTTTAATCCTATCGGGCCAACAAATGAATTTGGTTTGTTGCAGCATCAGGGTGCGTTTGACACAAGCACAGTATTGGGCGCGTCTTTTGAAGACGCCCTGGCTACCAACCCTCTCACCCAGCTTTGGCGGTGGAACGAATTAGCTGGCGAACGGGCTGGAGAATTACAGCCTCAGTTTGAGTATCACATGGGTGACGCTGACGACGCGGAACCGACGAACACGCCGCAACGTATATTTGACCGGCTGGCACAACGGCCGATACGCGAACCCGATGTAATTTCAGAAGACCAGCAAAACGATCTTATTAAGAAACAAAAACTTGAAAAGCACCTAACGCCGGTTGAAGGTGAAACCGAAGAAGGCCTTGCGCTTCGCGTCAAATGGAAAAACGAGGAATTGCTAAGGAAAGGCATCCTCGCCAATTCCGATGGTGATGTATCCACCATGTTTGCTCAATTTGGCGTCGGCCTGTTTGCAAGTTTGCTTGACCCGCTCAACGTGGCAGTTGGGTTTATTCCTATTATTGGTGCAGCGCGGTATAGCCAGATGCTTGCGCGACAGGCATCTTGGGCGGGCCGTGCGGCTGTTCGCACTCGCGTTGGGGCGGTTGAAGGTTTAGTTGGCACAGCAATGATTGAACCGCTTGTGTTGGCGGCAACAGAAGCCACCCAATACGATTACGACCTTTATGACAGCTTTGCCAACCTGGCTTTTGGTACGGTGCTTGGCGGCGCGATGCACGGCACTATTGGAGCCATTGGCGACAGAATGGGCGGCATCACACAGGATGCTTTGGCGGCGCAACGTATCAGCAAAGCTATTGACGTTATTGATGAACAGTCACGGCGTGAACTTATACAAGTGGCAGTCGCCCAAGTTATGTCAGGCCGGCGACCAGTTGGCCTGGATACGGCGCTGCGTAAGAGCCTTGAAGAGGGTCAAGGAACAGCGCGAGGACCGCGAGAAGACCGTGACGTTATTCGTGATCCAGCAGAAGTTCAGTTTGATGATGAACCGGCTCTAGGTGAAGGCCGCGCTATTAGGGTGACGGCAAGTGATGGCGACGGCGTACAAATGTCGTTTCGTAATGTTGCGGATGCCGAAAAGAAAGCGCAACAACTAGAGGAAGAAGGTTTTACGGCAACAGTTCGTTCTCTTGGCGAAGACGACCACCGCATTGACCTTACTGTTGAAAACAATTTTGTCCGCAAGCCGGATGGTGAATATCTTACATTCAGAGAAGAAGCAGATGCTGTAAATGTAGCATCAGAGTTATTAAAGACCAGAGCGGTAAGAATAGTAAAAGTAAACGATGAATTTCTCATATACGATTTTGGTAAACTTAGTCCGCAACAACAAAAAACAGGCGTAGCATTAGACGAACAACAAGGGATTACGTTTGAAGCATTAAGTGCCAGCGGCGATGAAATCCAAATGCCGCTAGAAGTGCCTGTTGTTAGATCGGACATAAACCCAGAGGCGCAAGGCCCGACTATCCAAGAAGTTGCACAGCAAGACGTGCGCGATGCCAATTCCGACAATACGCTTTTCGGTGAAATGCAAGAACGTGAGTTAGCGGCAGAAGTTGACCGCATTATGGAGAACATTACCGAAGCGGCAGATGTTCCCCAGATTGAAGCAGAAATTGCCGAACTTGAAGCACAGATTAAGGTTATGGAAGCAGAAGTATTAGGCACCGAAGCCACTCCTGCCCCTAAAGAAGTCTTTGCCCGTGTTTCTACACCAGAAGAAATAAACGCAACAAAATTCTATCACGGGACAGGCACAGCGATTGAAAGTTCATCGGAATTAACGCCTGATCTAACCAAAATAGGAAATTTAGTCGGTCAAGGTATTTACCTAACAGACAAGGTTTCTGTTTCTGTTGGTTACGCGGGAGCGCGGGGCAAAAGGACAGGCCAGAAAAATGTATATGAGGTAGACTTAAATACAACGAAATTGCTTGATCTTGAAACTTCCGCAACTGACCCGTCTGTTCGGACGTTTATAGAAGGCGCCCAAAAGATAGTTGAAGATTTAGGCGAACCGCCGATTAAGATAGAAGGCAAGACGGCATTAGACGTTTATAGAAACGTCATGGAGGAACTAGAAGGCACTAATTTAGATGAGGCTGGTGACAGCTTGTTTGATTTTATTACTGTGCCTTTGCTTAAAGAGGGATTTGAGGGGTACACCCATATAGGCGGCAGATTGGTTGGGAAAGAAGAACATAATGTTGTCGTCTTATTTGATCCGAATAATACATGGAATGTTAGAAACACAGATGTTTCGCCAGTTGTAGGGTGGAACAGGGTTGCAGACGATGCCCTTGAGCCTAAAGACAGGCCAATAGCGGACCCGCAAGCACGGCAAGACCTGGATGAAGCAACGGCGCGATTAGAAAAGACACGCGAAAGCCAGAAGGCTTGGGAACAAGCGGCCGTGTGTGTGCTTGGAGGGCTTACCTGATGGCCATTGATAAGTGCATTCAGTCCGTTCGCGATGCCATGCCCGATCTGAACGAAAAGCAAGCGGAAGAACTGCTGGCAGAGGTTGTCGATATTGTTGACACAATTAAATCAAACAAGGCAGAGCAAAAGGTAACGGACTTACAACGCGCCGTTGATGAGGCTATTCAGAACCGTGTGACAGATGCGGTTCGGGAAGCGGCTATTCTTAAGCGCAACGCGGCCATTAACTACCGTACTCGCATGGCGTTTATTACCAAGCTGAGAGAAACACCTATTGAGGAAGTGCCGCGTATGCTCCACGCGATCCTTGCCGGTGAAATGGGCAAGAGCCAGTACAAGCAGTCCATTGAAAGCAGTTCACGCGGGTTGGCATCGATGGCCAAGGCCGTGTTCAACCAGACAATAGAAAAAAGCGGTATACCAAGAAACGTGGCCATTGGGTTTTTGCAAAACAAAAAGAATGGCCGTTACCTTGTGCAAGAAGTGGACAACCCAGGATCATCGGGCAATGACATTGCCAGGGCCGTAGCCGAAGCAATGGAAGCGACTAACGAGGTTTTGCGAAAACAGGCCAACCGTAGCGGTGCCGACATAGGCCGTATTCCTGGCCGTATCGTTAAACAGTCGCATGATAAGACGCGGGTGACGCGGGCAGGGTTTGAGCAATGGTATAATGATATATTGCCCTTGCTGGACGAAGAGCGCACGTTCGGGCGCCCAATGAGTGCCGCGGATAAGAAAGCGTTTCTTAAAGGCGCCTATGGTTCAATTACGGTGGGCAAGCGCACCGACTTGATGGGAAACCTAGATGACTCACCTGGGTTTACCGGCCCTGCCAACATGGGCAAGAAACTGTCTCACGCACGATCCTTGCACTTCAAGCAAGACGGGGAAAGCGCGTGGACATATAACCAGGCTTACGGTAACAAGCATATCGGCACGGCATTTGTAAACCAGTTGTTGGGAATGTCGGACTCCGTTGCGGCCATGATCCACTTGGGGCCGAACCCGAGAAGTATGCTGGATGAGTTTTATCAGCGGGCATTAAATCGCGCTATTGATGAAGACAATTATGCGGTTGTTGCTGAACTGAGGGAAACAAAATTTAAGTCTAAAACAGATCAGCTTTATGATGAGGTGACCGGCCAGGGCAATGCGTTACCAGGGCTTGGGCAATCAGGTTATTATCTAGCGCGTGGGTCTAATCTGGCCAAAAACCTGACATCGGCGGCAGTGCTTGGCGGCACTACTGTTGCATCTATTGGTGACATAGGCACGGCATCGATACGCCTCAACGAAATTGGTATTCCGTTCTTTGAAGCAAACCTTTCTGTCCTTGGCGGTTTAATTCCAGAAGCTGTTGGCGGGCGTGGCGGGCGCCGCACTGGAGAGGCAAGAGAAATTGCCGATAGTCTTGGCGTCGGCATGGATGCCTTGATGGCCAGTATACAATCGCGGTGGCTTGGCAACGATGCTTTGGATGGACAAGGTGCCAGCACTGTTAGTTGGCTTATGCGCGTGACCGGCATGAACTGGATGAACGACAGCTTGAAAACAGCCGTTGGAATTAGTCTGTCCAATTTCATTGCCAAACAAGCAGGCAAAAAATTTGACGATCTGGAAATGTCGCTGCGAAGTGAAATGGAAGCCTACGGCCTGACGCCCGAAGATTTTGATTTAATGAACAGCGTGGTGCGTGAGGTTGATGGAATTAAATACCACGACATGAGTGCCATCGATGATGTTGATGCTCAAATTCGTATTAACGGGTTTTTTACTGGATTTGCTGACAGCGCAATTCTAACGCCAGGCGCCCGCTCAAATGTCTTTTCTAGAGGTTTAGAGCGCGGCACAGTTAAGTCAGAATTTTTCAATCTGTTCATGCACCTCAAGTCGTTCTCTGTAACTTACGGCATGGAAATATTGTCTCGCGGCTTTAGCAAGGCCAACGAAGGCCACCGAACGGGAATGCTAGTCAAAATACTGCTGACCTCAATGGTCTATGGCTACATTGCATCAACATTAAAAGACCTGGCTAAAGGGAAGAAGCCAATAGACCTAACGGAAAGCCCTGCAAACTTGGGAAAAGTAATGTTTAGAAGCCTCATGCAAGGTGGCGGGTTGGGTTTCTACGGCGATACGATTATGGGCATGGTTGCCGGCGACTCACGGTTTAATGAAGGTTTTGCCGAAATTGCCGGTGGCCCTGTTATTGGAAATATTACCCGTCTTTCGGGAATGCCAAAGCAGTTAATTGAAGGAGACCTCGACCGCTTTGGCCAGACAGGATACCGCGTAGCCAAATCGATGCTTCCAGGTGCCAACATCTTTTATGCGCGGCTTGCATTGGACTATCTGCTTTTCTGGAACATAAGCGAATACCTTAACCCTGGATGGGCAAGGAACTACGAACAGCGCATTCGTGACGAAACCGGCCAAGAGTATTTTGACGCCGTAAGACCAACCGAAGCCGTGCGATAATGGAGACATGACATGACGGTTACAGCGACCACTTCAACCAGATCATACACGGGCGACGGTTCGACGACTTCGTTCCCAACGACGTTTGCCTTCCAGGGCACGGGCAGTGCGGCCGAATTGACCGTGGTGCAGCGGACTATTGCGACGGGCGCGGAGACAACGCTCAGTTATTCAACGCACTTCACTGTGACCGGCGGCGATGGGTCTACCGGAACCGTTGTCGCCGCGTCGGCGCCGGCCGATACAGTGCAGTGGCACATACGCCGCAACACAAGCACTTTGCAAAACTCCAACTACGTCACCAATGACCCATTCCCCGCCGACACCTTGGAAGGCGACATTGACCGCCTTTCGATGGCCGGCCAGGAACGTGACGGCGACATCAGCCAAGGCTTTAAATACCCAGACACCTACACGGGCGGCGCATCGAACCTGATGCCAGAGCCTTCTGCGGCCAAGATATTGGCCTGGAACGCTGACGCTGATGCGCTTGAAAACACAACGGGCCGGGTTTTGAGCGCAACTATTTCGGTCAGCACATTAAGCGTCGGGTCAAGTGCGACGGCGTCGGTTACTTATACGGGAAGCAGTGGCGCGCTTGCCTTCGCACTTGGCATACCAACGGGCGCAACGGGTGCAACCGGCCCGTCTGGTAGTGATGGCGACGTTTCAACGGCAGACGCGACTGCTTTAGCAATAGCTTTAGGTTAGGAGAAACCACATGGCAAACACGTTTAAACTTTTTACGATTGCTGACGTGGCGGTCGATAGCGGCACATACTCTACCATTTATACGGTGGCTGGATCGACCACGGGCATTGTCCTTGGTCTTGCGCTTTGCAACAAGATCAATGCAGCGCGCACAGTCACGGTAAAAATTACCAGTGACACGGCGAACCGCACAGGTTCGGGAAGCACGGCCAACGAAAGCATTACACTTCTTAACGAGGTGACAATTCCAGCCGACACCACACTGGAATTGTTTGAAGGCCAAAAGCTAATCCTTGAAACAACGGACGTGATGACAATTGGCTGTTCGGTAGCGTCGAGCGTCGATGCAGCGTTGAGTGTAATGGAGCAAACCTAATGCCTTTTATTGGATCAAGCCCTGCTGAAGTTGCGCTAACGACGGGCGACCTAGGCGATGACATCGTGACGCTCGCGAAAATCGCAAGTGGCACTGACGGCGAGCTTATCACTTGGGATGCCAGCGGCAACCCGGCAGCAGTTGGTGCCGGAACTAGCGGCCATTTTTTAAAATCACAAGGCGCTGGTTCTGTGCCGGTGTTTGCAGAAGTTAGCGGTGGACTAGTGCAAACCGCTTATGTTCTCGAAGGCAGTACAACGACAACTACCGCTGCTTTGCCAATCGACACCAGCATCCCGCAAATTTCGGAAGGCGGGGAAATAATGACGCTCGCGATTACCCCAACGTCGGCATCGAACAAGCTTATCATTCATGTTCATGCAAACGTTGGGACAAGCGATACGGGTGGTGCGGCAGTCGCTGCTGCGCTTTTCCAAGACAGTACCGCAAACGCGCTATGCGTTGGACATAAAGAAAGCAACGGTTCAAACGAATTAAATTTTATTGATTTTTCGTTTGCCATGACTGCCGGAACAACTTCGTCCACAACTTTTAAAGTTCGCGGCGGCTATGCCGTTGCGGTTGGCACCACAACATTCAACGGACAGGGCGGGGCCGTTCGCGGCGGCGGCGTGTATTACAGTTCTATTGTTATCCAGGAGGTAACGTAATGTCGAACATTGGTGCAGTAATCGGCTGGAAATTTAACCATCAAGCCGGGATGGAAACGAGGGATAATAAGATCACGGTCTTCCCTGGTGGTATCCCTTCGCAATCAGATCAAGATGCCTGGACGGCAGAGTATGAGGCTCACCTTGCGGCGACGGCCTACCGCGAAAAGAGAGCCGCTGAATATCCAGCGGTGGGTGATCAGCTAGACGATCTATATCACAAGGGTGCGTTCTCGGACGCGATGGCTGCACAACTTAAAGCGGTCAAAGATAAATATGCGAAACCGGAGTAATTGACATGCCATATTTAGGTAGCAGCCCGGCCCGAGGGTTGGTCGGGACCACAGACATCGATGCCAACGCGGTCGATGGCACATTAACAAAAGACGCTTTGATCGGCGACTATTCCGACGTAACCATCACGGCGTCTGATCTTATTATGTACGGCGATGCGACAGATTCAAACAATACCAAGCGCGACACAGTCCAAGGCATTCTTGATCTAGCTGGCGGCGGTGCAATTGAAAAACTTTTTATAGCAGATAATTCGGGCAACCAAGTAATTGGAACTGGTGCTTGGACAACAGTTACTTTTGATACTGAGACTCTAGATCAAGGTAGTCATTTGGCCAGCAATAAATTCACCGCACCGTCTACTGGCAAATATATGTTTTTTTGTACGCATATGTATTTGGAAAGTAGTGGCACAGTTGACCAAAGGATGTCGCTTAATCATTACAACAGTTCAGATAGTTTGCAGCTTCAGCGTAGTGTTTTCAAAACGACAGTACACGAAGCATCCATGAGTGGGGTAGGGGCGTTCAGCATGAGTGCAAGTGATTATGTACTTATGCAAGTTTATCATGCGAAGGGATCAAATGCGAACCTATATAAAGCCCAGATGTTTGGTTGGAGGGTTGTCTGATGAGTTATGAGAAACTGACGACATATCTTGAAAGCAAAAGCATCGACATCCGCGATGTCGAGAACGATTTCCGGCTGGTCTTTGAAAACGGGGCACACCGCATCGAAAGCTGGAACACCGACAAGCTCGGCGACCAACCAACGATGGATACCATCAACGCCTTGGCGGCATCAACTCTACCAAAAGTTAGGGGTGATCGTCGCGTTCAATATCCTGATATTGCGGAGCAACTCGACATGCTGTTTCGTGACATTGCAGCCAACAAGGTGACAACCGATGGCGAGCTTTATAAGGCGCTTGCTAAGGTCAAAAGCGACAATCCGAAGCCGTAAGGTAGGTGTGAAATCGATCCCCTGACCATTGCCGCTGCCATAGCCGCCACCAAGACGCTGGTCAAGAGCGCCAGGGGTGTGCAGGAAATTGTGCATGGGCTGGACGGGGTTTTCAGCGCACAGGACGAACACGAAAAGAACAAAGACCACAAGGCTGGCAGCAGCATTGGCGCGAAGAACAAAAGCATCTTGCAGAAACGCGCTAAGGATGATGGCGGCGACGACAGTATCAGTTCGGCTGCTGCTGCCGTTATTGAGAAGAAACAATTAGACCAGCAGATTGCTGATTTGAAAGACGAAATCAATCGCAAGTGGCCGTCCAAGCCGGGCGAAAAAAGTACCTGGGATCAAATTCTAGATGAGCGCGAAAAGCGCATTGCCGATAAAAAGGAACGCGCAAAGCAGGCGAAGATTGACGCCGAGGAACGTGCAGAACGCCGCAAGGCAATCTTGATTGAAGTTGCCAAGGGCTTGGCTGTTGCAGCAATTGCCGGGGGCATTGCTTGGTTTTTGTGGTGGGCCGCAACATATGGACCGGCGGTGAGGTAATATGGAATTAACTGCTACTCATGCGATCCAGGGGGTCTTGCTATTAGCTACCGTCGTAGGTGGCTATGCTGTTGTGAAAAGCAACTTGGCGCGCGTCATGGAAGACCTAGATATTTTCCACAAAAACTTTGACAAATTTAAAAGCAATTTTGATGCACGGTTAGACGATGCGGAATCACAACGCGCCGTATTCTCTAGCCAGATCGATGTTCTCAAAGACATTAACAGCGTGTCTGCTTTGGAGCAGCGCAATCGGGAACTTGCTACGATGCAAGCTGAGTTGCGAGTGCTTCGCCAGATGACGGAGCATCTTATGCACATCCACAACTCTAAGCATCCCAGGATGGAGTGAGTTAGTTATGGCAAGAATATCGGTCCTAGCCCTAGTGTTTTTCCTGGCCGGGTGCCAGACCAATCAAGCCGTGCATCCGACTGACCTGATGAGGTCGCATGCTGACTTGGTGCGGCAAGAATTGGAGACAACGCCGCCCTTGGACATGGCGCCGCACTGCGATGCTCATGCAGAAGTCGAAGAGTTACTTGAACATAAATATAAAGAACAGCCGTTGCTGGCAGGTGGGTATATGGATGGTTCAGTCATGCAACTTTATGTTGGCCCAAATGGCGCGTGGAGTTTGTCACGCGAAGTCGGGCCGGTGACCTGCATACTTGCGGCTGGGTACGGGCTGCAAATAATTGACCCCCCAACAAAATCAACAATGGGCAAGAAGGAAATTTGAGGATGGTTGGACTTACAATAATATTTTTTCAGATTGCTATTATAGGAGTTCTTCTCTGATGCTTTCATTGCTAGGTTCCGTCCTTGGTTTTGGCACCAGCTTTCTCCCCAAGGTCATGGATTTCTTTCAGGACAAAAGCGACAAGGCCCATGAACTCAAGCTCATGTCGGCTCAGATTGATCAGCAAAAGGCGCTGGGCGAAATTAAACTTCAGCATCTGCATGTTGAGGCCGACATTCGCGAAGGCGAGGCTTTGCTCAAGCACTCGTCCAACTTGCAAGCAAAGGCCAGCCCGTGGGTAGTTAATCTGGCTGCATCTGTCCGGCCATGTTTGACCTACCTGCTCGCGCTTGAGTTTGGCGTCCTAACCTTGTGCGTAAGCATGGATTGGATGACGGCTGAACAATACAGCTTGATATGGAACGATGAATTTCAGGCCGTTTGGGCGGCGGTCGTAAGTTTCTGGTTTGGCTCGCGCACCATGGCGCGGAAAACTCAAACATGAGCCTACATGACCAACTGATCGAAAGACACAGTTGGGACGGTCACATCAATGCGGCCGGTTTGGACATCATTAAGAGCTTCGAGGGCTGGCGATCCAGCGTATACCATTGCGGCGCGCGCTGGACGATTGGGTGGGGTAGCACATATGATAGCAATGGCAATCGTGTCACCCCTGATCACCCTGACATTGATGAAGTCGAAGGCGAAGCTTTGCTCAGACAAGAAGTGCGCCATGTTGAGGATACAATTAAAAGAGTTGTCAAAGCGCCTTTGACTGAAAACCAATTTTCCAGCCTATGCAGTTTCACTTACAATGTGGGCAGTGGGAACTTTTATCGCAGTACCCTCCGCCAGAAGATTTCGCGCCTCGATTACGAGGGCGCAGCGGACGAACTGCCTAAGTGGCGGCGATCAGCCGGCCAAATACTGCCAGGGCTAGTACGTCGGCGTGTGGCTGAACGCAACCTGTTCTTATCATAGATGATCCCTGACAGACTGATCGACTGCCCGTGGTGCGGACAGTCAACCCGCCTAGAACAAGTGCAGTCCCACTATGTCTGCACTTCATGCAAGCAGCCTGTGCTTGATTGCTGTGACGGCGAACAGGAATATGCGTCCGACGCTGAAACAAAAGGCATTGGGTGTAAATAAATATTCTGCCGGTTTGCAGACCTGATGACAGCCCATGCGGTATCGATCAGGCTTGATGAAAACTTGTCAGGGTTTGTGATCACGCGCCTTGCGTTTCGCAACTCACGCTGAATACATTGACGGTCACTCATCACACATTCTCCCCTACTTCGACGGTTAATTTTTTAAGTGCCTGTTGCACTTCATGGCCCATGTCTTCTGTGTCTTGTCCGCTCTCAACGGCATCCATAAATGCGCGATGCTTGCGGACAAAGTCAGCGGCGGCAGAATGTACCCCCATCATCGGGTTTACGTTTTCGTGATCTTCAACCAGGGCGTAAGACCGCCATGTCCTGGGCGGACCTGGAATAATGTAGCCGCGGGCGGTTAGCCCTTTAATAACCCTGTGAGCATTTGCCGACGTGGTTCCCACCCCCGTGGCAATTTCTTGGCTGGTCGGAACAGTTCCATGTTCCGAACGGTATTGGCGTATAAAACCATACACCTTGATTTGCATCGGTGTTAAAGACGCTCTCATTTGTTTGCTTCCTTTGCCTTGGCCGACAAGCGCCGCAATATTTTCTTGTAATCATTGCCAAACGCTTCCGCCTTGTCAGGGTGTTCTGCCTTGAGCCGATCAATCGTATCGTCATGGTCTTTTTTGTGTTCGGAAATTTCGTGGCGCCGGTCCTCAAAACTCATGTCCTTGTCGGCTTCGATGTCCTTCCAAGCCTTCTCCATGCCAGCCATCCACTGGTCTGCCGTGGGATACTCCTTAATGCCGCTTTCCTCGTTCATTTCCCAGGCGCGTTCGTCGCCTTCGTCTGTGTCGTCCTCTGTTGCGCTCTCAGCAACATCTATATTTTCTGGGACACCAGCATCAGAAACATCCACGGCGTTGCTCTCAGGCAATTCTGGCGGGTCACTTTCTGGAACATCCCCCCCAAACGTCGCGTCCATCGGGTTCGCCGGTGCAACCACCACCTGATCGGTAATATCTTTGGGTTGATCCGGCTTCGTCGGATAGTCCATGGCCTCTTCTTTGATAATGACGCCACTGAGCGCGTCAGGAAAACTGTCCCTGGCCGCGAACCCACGCGCCCGCATTTGCAACATGCGTTTCGGGTAGGACCGCCACGGTCCCTTGCCGTCCAGCCCTGCCCGCTTGGCATCGGCCATGCTGAACGATCTTGTGGTTTCAATTTTCTCGCTGAACCGCATACGAACAATCGTGCAAAAGGCTTCGTCACCTTCTCGCCATTCCTTATGGCTCACGTATTCGGGATGGCCAGTGATCAGCGCCATCATGCCATCACCATACAGGCTTGGCTTGCCATTGATGACCGCCATGTTCTGCATCGCGGCCAATGGTGCCAGCCCTACTTCGCTTGCCCACTGGACGGCGACCACAATATCTGCCGGCTTGCCCTGGAATGCTTTAGGGCAGAACGCAGACACAGCCATTGTTTCCGCAAATTGCATGGCCTCGCCCATATTCCTTGGCGTCAGGATTCCGCTCTGTTTGATAGCTACTTCACCCATTTTTCATTTCCTTCACACTGATGGTTTTCTGACGAGCCTGATGCGCCGGCTTAGCCGGTACGATCTTCTCAGGTTGCTCACGATATTTTTTGACAGGCCAAGACACACGGTAGTTTCCGGCCAGGCCAGACGTGTGGTTGCCCATCTTTCTTTGGATTTCCGCGGTTAGCACTCCAAGTGCTTCGCCGCCTTCTTTAATCTTCTCTTTCAGCAACAAGTATTCTTCGCAGAGAATGTCAAACCCGGCTGGCAGATCGATAGGTTCTTCCTTGTCGCCAAGCGAATAAACAAGCGCGGCATCGGCCGCATCGGCCAGATCGTAATATTCAATTTCGTCGGCGTTTAGCCGTCTATCCAAATCCAGGCATGCTTCGGTGATCGATTTCTCTGTGCCGGCATGCAGGGTAAACAGGAAGATCCGCATTTCCACGCCGCCATATAGGATGATAAGTGCCGCCCATTTATAGCCGCCGCACATCATCTGACCCTGCACCTGGACAGGCCCACGCCACATCGGTGGGAAGTCTTCTGCCCGGCTCCGCGTCACCTTGCTCTCAAGGACACCGATGCCATCCAACACAATGCGGCTATTGCCGACCACATAGATGCCCTTGGACGGGTCATGGTGGATTGTCATACTCTTGCCATCGGCCCTGCCATCCAGGCTACCCGCCAGCGGCAGTGTTGGATGCACAACAGGTTCGGTTATATCAAGTTCGGGAACGAGGCCTAGGCGGCTGCACCCTTCCGTAAGGACTGTTGGCTCAAGGACATTGCCCCAATGGGTGTTTTCATTGCCTACCCACTCTTTGCCCTCGCCCTGCTTCTCAGCCCACATTTCCAGCAACTGTTCGTTGGGCGTTTTGTACGGCGATAAGCCCATAATGTAAGGCAAGATACTACAGCTACACATCAAGTTTGATGTCAGTTTACCGACCATTTTATCTTGTACCCCCCATGTCGCTGGCGTGGGCCGAACCCACTTGGTTCTTGACGGGAACAGTCGGGCCATACTCGTCACGTAGAATGTCAGTAACGACGGCCTTCAGTTCGTTGTGGATGTGATTGATGCGGCGTGTTTGGCAGCGGGATTGAGCGACTTTCAGATCCCCCTGCAATGCGGTATAATCCGCGTATTGGAAGAGGTTCATCACAGAACCCCCAACATCGCGGCGCCCATGATCGTCCAGGCATAGACCCCTGCCATTAGGGCCGCAAACAGCGTAACCCCGCCCAGCATTTTCAAGGTTTTGATTAAAAGTTCTGTCTTATAGGTGTAATTACTACACGGTTTTGGCATATACATAGTAAATTCCTTTTCTATTATAACTCTGTTTTGTGTCTGCTTTAACTCTGACTGTCAACTATTTATCACCTTCGACGCGATCAATGATGGCCTTGACCTGTTGCGGGTGCCAGTGCCATTCCCCTTCGCCATACCCAGGCTTGCCAAACACGGCCTTGTCTTTGTCAATCTGGCGCTGCCGTGCGCGGGTCTGAACGCCACGCCGGGTCAGTTCTTTCGCGATTAGCCGCATAGTTGTCATGCCAAGCTGCCGGCACTGCACGATTTCAGGCCACACGCTAAGCGCATAGGCGTCGGCCCTAGTCTGCTTGACCTTTTGCCCTTCCTTCTGCACCTCGTCCCAATTATCAGATCCTAGCTTGGTCAGTTTCTTTTGGCGATTAGACGACTTGGTCGCATAGAACCCGTCTTCCTTAATGATGCGCTTCATTTCACCGCGGGTTTTTTTGACCCTATCGCTGATCTGTACCCGCTCGTACTGGGCCATGGCCACGATGATGTGGATAGTCAGGTCAGACACATGGGGTTGATCGGCACACACAAACTTGATGCCCGATTCCATGAGCCGGGACACAAATGCCACTGAACGGCTTAGTCTGTCCAGCTTCGCCACCAACAGCGTGGCGCCGTGCTTCTGACAAAGCGCCAGCGCGGCATCCAGTTGCGGCCGCTCCTTCTCCGATTTGGCGCCGCTTTCAACCTCAATAAATTCGCCTATCACTTTCCACTTGCCGCCGTTAAGGTAATCCATGCACATTTTTCTTTGTGCATCGATACCCAGGCCGTCGGCGCCTTGACGGGTAGTAGATGCCCGATGATACTCAACTATCAGGTCATCCGTACCGCCGCCATGCTCATAGACGCCGCCATCGGCAAGCGTCGTTGAGGATTTCAGTTCTTCTGTCATCACTCTTATCCTTTCACCCACTTCGATAGCTGGGCATTAACAGCATTCAGCAAGGCAGTGTCGCACCAGGGTTCATGGGCTGGCAGATCACTTAACTTTAATTCTCTGTCCATGGTATCGCTCCATGGCAATGCCCAATCGCCGTACTGGTCAACCCACATGATCCATTGATCATCTTCATTGCGGATTTCAAAATATTTACCGCCGCACATTTGTAACCAATCTGCCTCGGTGTAATCGCAATGCTTAATCAGATACGCCTTGTATTCGGCGCCGAGCTTCGCAGTCAGTTCCTCAATTTTGGCCTTGTCCTTAACAACAAAAGGACTGTCATCGTGACTGATGCCGCTCCACGCCTCGCCGTGCAGATCGTTCCCTGTCGGTACGAATATGCAGTCAACTTCCTCGTTGAAAGAAGGATTGCCCCGCACAAACATCCAGTTGCCGCGTAGCCGCACATCACTGGGCTTGATCGTCTGGCCCCAGGCCTCGCTCAACCAATAAGCCGCCTTGGCAACCGTCAGTTTTTCAAACTTTGGTTTGCTATCAAGCATCGTGAACGCTCCCCAATTTTAATGATGTTTCCCTGATTTTAATGCCGTGGTACGCGCAATAGCCGACCAACAAATAAACCAGGTTTGCTGGCGCGTCGGGCCAGAAGGTAAAGTCCTCATAAATTTCCACGATTGGGCCATCCTTGTGGAACTCGACGTAACACCAAAACCCCGCCTCTTTGTCAAACCGAAGCCCACCCCAGCAAATAGCAGGTGATTCGTAACCGTCAGCATGTGGCGTCATATAGCTGTCATACTCGCCAGCTATATTACTAATGAATGATACAAGCCGAAGCGCGTCATCATTCATTTCAAACACCTCTTTATTCTTTGTCACTGTTCTATTCCTTTCTGTGAATGCTCTGACAATCCAATGTTATCAAAACGCAATGCCTATACGGGTATATACGGACGTGCTATAAGGGTGTCAAGTTTTAAATCAAAAAAGTTTGACGCATGAAAACTAAGACGCCTTTCTACATCCGATTGCGGGCCGACCTGATGGATACCTTGCGAGAGGAATCGGAGCGCAGGGGTATGACCATGACTATGATCATTGAACGTGCCCTGGATGCCCAATTTGGCGCGGAGAGGGGCAACGTGGTGAACTTGCAGGGTCACATGCCGGAAAATAAAGATGGCCTTTAGGAACAAATACAGGGCCGTCAAGACGCAAGTCGATGGCATCACGTTTGATAGCAAGCGCGAGGCCGCACGGTACATGGAACTTGTCTTGCTGGAACGTGCTGGCGAAATTTCGCACCTGGAATTGCAGCCAAAGTATGACTGCATGGTGAACGGCCACAAGATTTGCACTTACAAGGCTGACTTCCGTTATTTCGACGCCAACGGGTCCGTTGTTGAAGACGTTAAGGGCATGAAAACGCCCGTGTATCGGCTCAAAAAGAAGTTGGTCGAAGCCCTGTACCCTGGCGTCACGATCCAAGAGGTTTCTTAGTGTGTCACATTTGCAAGGGCAGGGGTGAAATCGTGCGGCCTATCCATACAAAAACCGTGGAATTTACGCGATCTATGCAAAGCCGTGGCGTGGTTGAGAACTACTACGTGCAAGAAACTGTCGTCCTGGGCGGCGCCGATGCTTGTCCACGGTGCGCCCGGCTGGCGGAAATGGAATACCAGGCGGCGCGGGCATGATTTGTCCGCATTGCGAAGGCGATGGTTATGTCGAGCGCAAGGGTTGGTGGGGGCCGTCGATGGAACCCTGTCCATATTGCTATAACGGCTTAGGCGAGGTGCCTGATGAGGATGAAGATGACTGAAGTTAGGCTGTCATACGCAGAAATGTTGCAAGGCGCGATGATTGGCGTGATGCGCCAGGTTCAGAACCTCAAAGCTGGTCGCAAGCATCGCTATGGCGCTTCTGCAAACAACGGCTGGCAAATGGATATTGAAGGCGCGTTGGGCGAAATGGCCCTGGCCAAGCACCTGGACGTTTACATCGGCGGTACAGGCGTTATTCGAGGCCCAGACGTTGGTGACTGTGACGTTCGCACAACTGCCGGCGCTAATAACAGGTTAATTCTGCACCCAGATGACCCAGATGACCGGGTATTTTGGTTGTTGACCGGAGCAAATGGCCGATACCAGGTGCGCGGGAATATTTTGGGCGCCGAAGGCAAGCAGCAGAAATGGTGGAAAGACCCGGTGGGTGGGCGCCCGGCCTACTTCGTGCCGCAAGGGGAACTAAACAATGGCTAAGTTCCCTCACCTACCTTTGTGGACCGATGCCTATATGGCCGACACGTTGCACCTGACGCATGAGGAACATGGTCTATATCTGATGCTTTTGATGACGATCTGGCGGTCGCCAGACTGCAAAATTCCGAACGATTTGGAGTGGGTAAAAAGGCGCTTGCGGGCCACCGATGATCAGATGGAAAACCTGGTCAAAAATCTGCTGGATGAGTTCTTTATTTCCACCGGAAATCACATCACACAAAAGCGTCTTAAAGAAGAATATGAGTACGTGAGAAAAAAAGCGAGAAAGAATAGCGCTTCCGCTAAGTCCCGATGGCAAAAGGAAAAACAGGTATGCGAACGCAATGCCCCTATACCTACACCTACAAGTATAGGAGTTACTAACGTAACTCCTTCGCTCAAAGCAGATAATCTGTTTGAGCAATGGTATGAAACCTGGCCCCGAAAAGTTGGCAAAGGTGGCGCACGAAAAGCGTTCAAAGCAGCCCTTAAAAAAACCGATTTTGAAACCCTCTGCCAGGGCCGTGATCGATTCATCGCGGCGGCAAGCGGCCAGGACAAAAATTACATTCCTTATCCAAGCACATGGTTAAACCAGGAGCGATGGTCTGATGACACAACAGCAATTAATCCAACGCCAATTGCAATCCACGGTGGCAGTGGAAGCCCATCTGGAAGCATTGCTGCCGCCGTCGGTGGCTTCGTCGCTCGACGCGGTGGTTGACCGTGACTACAACATCGTCGCCTACACGATTGATGGCCCCTGCCCCGTTGATGACCTTACGGCCGCAATTGCAGCCATTGACGCCGCCAGCCAGCCGATGCCGGCAAAGGCGTTGGGCATGCTAATCGCAGAAGTATTCAGCCTGACCAAGCGCAAGAAGGATGACCAGATTACGCTAGACTTGGCCGTTGAGGCTTACGGTTCGCGATTAGAGCAATACCCAGCCGACATTGTGCATGAGGTTCTGACAAAATGGCCGGATCAGTCCATGTGGTGGCCGTCCTGGCACGAACTAAAGGAAGAAATTGATTGGCGCAATCGGCGGGCAAAAATGCGCGATGCGCTGGAAAAGAAGCTGACGCCTAACCGAACACGATCCGTAATTAACCAAGCTGTAAAAGGATTTAAACCATGAATATTAAAGGCAAAATCATCCAGGTGATGGACGAGCAGTCTGGCGAATCGGCCAAGGGGCCGTGGCGAAAGCAAGAATACGTTTTGGAAACGGAAGGCCAGTATCCGAAGAAGGTTTGCTTTATCGTTTGGAATGACAAGATCGATGAATGGTCGATGCGAGAAGGCGATTTTGCAGATGTGTCATTTGACCTGGAGAGCCGTGAATACAACGCCCGATGGTACACCGACGTGAAAGCCTGGAAGGTCACAAAAGACCTAGCGATGAGCCAACTACCGCCGGGCAAGCCCGATAATATGGCCGACGAACTTGAAGACGATATACCGTTTTAATGGTTCGGAGAAAACGCAAACTGAAAGCGCCACATAGCGACCTGGGAACGCCAGAGGCCAAGCAACACGGGGTGTTTGTGCTTGAGGAAACCATGGTTGCTGGCGTCAAACGTGCGCGCAACACCACCGTTGATCCCATCGAAACCCTGCGAAAGCGTGAGTTAATTGATGCGGCTCAATACGCAGCCGGTCAGCGATTCGCCGAAATATTCCGACGCGCTATGCTGGCAGAAGTTTACGCCACAGTTCGATTTGGTCACATACCGGCGACGCCAAACATTGAAATGCTGGAAAGTGTGGAGCGCGCTAAGTCGGAAATCCGCCAGGCGATGCGCCACATAGGCTATCCACTGTCCGATCTGGCGGAGCATTGCCTGGGCAATTCTAACCCGATTAGCACCTGGAAAAACGGCAAATCGTCCATCGAAACACTACGTTTGGTGCTAGATGGGCTAAAAAACTACTATAAAATGTAGTTGTCAATGAAATGCCCTAGTTTACAGGCGATTCCTGATTGGGTAAAGTTCGACAAGGTGGGATTGTCCCGCCTGACTTGTTTTGAGACTCTTGCGTGGCCGGCGTCAAACCCGGCCACGTCCCGTTTTGAAAGGTGCCAGGCGATGGGCCGACCAACGAAACGTAACCAGAAATTGATCGATGCTTTGTTGCTAGGCCTTGAGGCTGGCCGGTACGAAAACGAATTGTGTGCGGAACTGGACGTGCATCCCACCAACGTCCGCATATGGAAGCGGAACGATCCTGAACTGCGCGAAATGGTGAACGAGGCTAGGCGCGACGGCATACTTGCCCGCCTGGAAGCCGACAAGCTGGCGCTCGAGGCGGCGATTAGCCGTGACGATATTTTGCGGGCAAAAGAGTGCCTTGCACATAGTCGCTGGGAAGCCGAAAAACTGCTTAAAGATTTCCAGCCGATCCAAAAATCCGAAGTGAAACATTCCGGCCCCATGATCATAGGTTGGGAAAACGAAACGCCAGCCGATGAAACTAGTGAGCGGCGATTAGCCCACTAGCCCCAATTCGGTCAATTTTGACGGTTTTTCTCAGCCAAAATTAGGCGCAAGGCGACGGCGACCGGGCTTTGTATATCCTGGGTTCCATCTTCCCACCGGCGCACCGTTCGCGGGTTTACAGGCTTATGGCCGGGTTCGGATAAAGCATCCGCCAAGCCGTAGACCGATAAGCCTAGGGCGCGGCGAATGCGTTTCAATTCGTCGGGCGTCATTCCATTTCCATTTCGTCAATGCTTTCGCTACCGCATTGAGTGCAGTATATTTCATCGGTACGAATTTCGCCGATTTCCCATTGCTGGGTGTCAACATCCCAATAGGGCGATGCATCCATTGAAATTAAATTGTCGCCGCAATCGGCGCATTCCAAACGGATTTTCTTAGGTTTCGGTTCGGCAACTACACCGTTTCCGATATAGATACCCGTTGACCATGGTGGCGTGATTTGTGGCGTTTTCATTTCGTTACCTTTCATATGGGCAAAATCGCCCTCTAACGGCCAAAGCCGGGCAATCCCTAGGGAATCCCGGCAATGGCGATACATCGCGCTTGTAGCGCGTTTATGCGGCCACGGCGCTAGCTTTGCGCTTGCTGTTACCATGGGCCGGAAAACCGACAATAACGCGGCGCGATTGCTTTTGGCAAAGCCCGCACGTTTTGCAAGTAACATCGTCGCGATAGGTCGCCGGGCATACGGCGAACCTTTTTTGATTGGGCGTTGTTTCCGGCAATGTTTTAAGGCGTTCGCGATATTCGTTTATCGTTTCCAACCAAACGCCCTTTTTGCTTTGGCGCTCATATTGAATAGGTAACACCGTGGCGACCGGCCCAATTCCAAGGTCCGTTAACTTATCGGCGTGATCTAGATTGTTCGCCGATAGATTGATTGTGAACCCCTTGGCGTTCGCCGTCGCTATCGCAGCGCGATTATGTTTGTTCGATTCCACGTCGTAATGGGAAAAGGTAAAACCACGCTTTCCGGCGTTCGCGCCAGCAAGCGCCAAAAGCCCGCCGCGATCTATGTTTTTGCCATCGCCGGGCAAATCGCCGGCCTGGTTATGGCGCCATAAAATATTAGCGGGCAATGCGGCGACCTGGTTAACGAAATCGGAAAACAAACCGCCACGTTTGCCGGATGTTACTTCATCCCAGCGGCCTTTTAACGGATAGCCTTCGGCGTAGCATCCGTTATTCTTGAATGGGCAAGCGTCGGGACATGTGCCGCGATCACTTGTTGATACGGGCATTTGGCCGGTTTTCTTGTTTTTGGATTTGGGGTTCAAATAAAAATTCACGATATTTTCTCCGTCTAGAGTTTGCGGGCACAATTGCCCTGGTGTTAATGTTAGTAGTTTAGTTTTTCGCAGTATTCGTCAAAAGATACGCCGGATTTCTTGGCCATCCTATGCAGCATTAGAATGAAGTGTTGTGCCCTTCTTATAGGGAAAAGGGACCAACAACTTCCGTTGTCAACGATTCGGTCAAATACGGCGCGTAGTTTCGGGCGCAAAATATACCCGGTAGAATCCAACGCGCCGGCTTCTATAAGTTCTATTTCAAGTTCTGGCGTGATAGGGAACTTATCCATTTTTTTATTCCTATTTCAGCGGGCACAATTGCCCCACCCGAAAAGGTCCGCCACGCAATGCGCCGGACCTTGAAGGGCGATTTAGTTTCGCGATTAGCCGTCTAGGGCGTTTGCGCCAGCGTCCTAGGTATAGACGGGGATATGGATACCTCCGAAAGTGATCACGCCCGGCCCGTGGCCAACGTGGAACGGCTTGTCAAAATAGACCTGATTACACCAACGTAAGCCCATGCCGATGGTAAGATCGGACGGCGGCATAATGAATTGCACGGGGAACGCGCCAAGCGAACCGCTATCAACGCCATATGTAAAATCGCCCTCTAAATCTTCGAATCCGCCGTCGCCGCCGGTTCCGAACAAAGCGCATTCGTGAGCCGTGCCGGCGTAATCAACGATGGTGTGAACGCCCTCGATATGGTCGCTCATAAAAAACGGGCACGTTTTGAAAAGGGATTTCCAGAAATCGCCGTTCTGCAGAAAGTAACAAGGGTCGCCGATTAGATAGGCGCCCGCGGGCAATATTCGTTTTTCTGAATCCGCGTTCGTTTTAAACATGATCAATCCCCTAACCAATCGTGCAGGGTTTTCGGGTATTCATCGAACCCGACGCAATGCACATAAATTGAATACCTATCCCAAACGCGCTCCGGGCAATCGGGATAGCTTTTCTGCTGCAACATTAGGAATCGGCGTAATTCGGCGTTGGTCTTAAACATGATTAGACCCTCTCTGCTACGGCGTGGAATGCGCCTTTGTGGAAGCTAACAATGCCGGCGCCCGTGAAAACGTCGCCGTTGTTCCAATGGAAATCAGACGATTTGAACGGGTTATAGTGAACCGTCGCGGCGTCGCTGATAGGCTCACAATGCAAGCCTAGGAATACGCCCTCAATTTTGGCTATTACCTCACGGTGCCCTTTAGACTGAATGCGAACAGCGCCCTTTTCGCTTGTAATAGGCGTCGCGTCCGCAATAGAGCATTCGCTGATTTGATTGTTGGCAACGCGCCATCCCTTTCCAGGGATTTTGACGCTAATTGCCCAAGCGCCGGTGTTCAGATTGCGATGAACGCGAACCGTATCGCCCGGCGTGATTTTGTGCTGATTGATTTTCATGTTAGCGACGCCTTAATTCCGAAATAGCAGATGGCGCCGAAAACGCCCCAAAGGGCGAAAAACAGGAAAACCATGTAAATAGTGGTATAGATATCCATTGGATTAAGCCCCACGCTTCAATTGCCAAAAGATGCAAACGGGTTTCCCCGCAGCACGTAAGCGCCGGCGGGATTTGTAAACCCATCCGGCAATGTGAATTTCGGTTCGAAACTTTGAGCGGTAAAAAGACATTGAATTAAGCCTTCCGCTCTAATGCGTCTAAAGCGAAAAAAACCAAATCGACGGATTTGATAAACAGCCAAGGTAAGAGAACCGGGCCGGTAACGAGTAAGATTCCGATAATTGCGTCTAGCATTTTGAGTTCCTTTTCAGTAGGCACAATCGCCCTATGAATGTGTATATACATAGATACGAATCGGGTGTCAACTATTAAGAGTAAAAAAAGTTAGGGCGTTTTGTGGTGGTGGGTTGTTGAAGGTTCGCCGACACATATCACTCTCGTCGCAGGCGCGAACGTCGGCACCATCCAATGGCCGGCAATGATTGCCCGATCGATAGCATCGCCAATCCCTGGAATCGAAAAGGGCCGGCATTGCTAGGCTTCCGGCGCCGTTGTCATGAATTGTTGGTGTACACTTAATAATTGACGTGGGGGTGTCTAGGCAGGGGTACCCCCGCTGGCGGCCGCGCGCACACAGTTGGATGGGACCACAACCTGTATCTGCCTACAGTTGGAGAAAGTTAATGGCTAGAGCATCTACGAAGATCACATCGACCAAGAAGGACCCGGCCAAGCGTCGCGCCAGGGCCAAGAAGGATGATGGGACGTTTCAGGCTGATGATCCTGCTACGCCTGATGTCAATGAGGCTTTTGTGCAGGAACCGGCCCCAGAGGTCCAGAGAGAGTCACAGAGGGCTGTTGGTGGACGGTATCTGGGTGGCAAGCTAATTGGTTAGAGTTGTTGTCCCTGACGCTCTGGACGCCACACAGTGCGGCTTGCTGGCCGATGAGGTTGGGTATAGGGGGTTTGATGACCCGCTTGTTAGTCCGGCTGTTGAGGCTGTACGGGGCAAGTTTGATGTTGCTCTTGAAGACCCTTCGTATGTGAGGGTTGAGTGCCGTAAGGAAGGCCATGATTGGCATTTGGACAATGGTAGTCATATGCCCTGGTGTGGTGTGTCGGCATCTATTTTGCTGACAGAGCGCCCCGATGATGGGGTGGGGGGTGTTTTAGAGTTTGCGGATGATGTACCTGCCCAGGAGCCGGGGGCTTTATGGGTTTGGGATCAGGATAAACAGAACCGGCATAGGGTAACGCCGCACAATGGCTGGCGTATCTGCTTGCTAATGTTTTTGCAGGGCGACTATGAAACGGCGTAGTCGGTAAGTTTTGCGCCGTATCAGTTGGTTCTCCTGTGGGGCGGCATCTGCCGTTGCCACGAAATTGTCGTGCCCTGATGTCATTGCGTACTGCCGCACGGGTTCTGAGCATGAGGATAATGCGCGGTTTATGCGTGATTGCGTGGCCTGGTTTGGCCAGGAAATTACGTTTTTGCAGAGCGACAAGTATGCGGATACCTGGGAAGTCTGGGAAAAGCGTAAGTTTCTTGCTGGCATTGCTGGCGCGCCCTGCACGGGCGAATTGAAGATTAAGCCCCGCCTGGAGTTTGAGCGGCCGGGGGATGTTCATGTGTTTGGGTATACGGCTGACGGCCCTGATGTGAAGCGGGCGGAAGCCTTGCGGGAGCATTGGCCGGATTTGGTTTGTGAGTTCCCCTTGATTGAGCGGGGAATTACAAAAAGTGCTTGTTTATCAATGGTTAAGACGGCGGGGATAAGCCCGCCTTTAACTTACGCTCTGGGGTTTCCAAACGCCAATTGCTTGCCCTGTGTGAAGGCGACAAGCCCCGCCTATTGGGCTTTGGTGCGCAAAGAGTTTCCAGACAAGTTTGAACGCATGGTGAAGTTAAGTCGCGACCTGGGGGTGCGGCTGGCGAGGATTGATGATGAGCGGGTGTTTATTGACGAAATCCCTGCTGATTACGCGGTGACGGCGCCCATTGCCCCTGATTGTGATTTTCTGTGCGTGATAGCCGAACAGGACATGCAAGCGTGACTGAACCTAACAGGGTTACGATACCTTATACGCCCAGGCCGTTGCAGCAGACGTTCCATGAGCAATGCCGGCGCTTTAATGTTGCTGTGTGTCACCGGCGCTTTGGTAAGACCGTCATGGCCATCAACTGGTTATTGCGTGAAATCCTTACTTGTGACCGTAAAAACGCGCAGGGGGCTTATATTGCGCCCACGTATTCGAGTGCCAAGCGGATTGCGTGGATTATGTTGCGGGAATATGCCGGGGTCATCCCCCAGGTACGCTTTAACGAGGCCGAACTCCGCTGTGACTTGCCTGATGGTAAGCGGATATGGCTGCTGGGATCGGAAAATCCCGATGCTCTCAGGGGTTTGAGGCTTGATGCCGCCGTTCTTGACGAATATGCGGACATGAATGCGAGGTTGTTCCCCGAAATTGTAAGACCCGCGTTGTCTGACTTTGGTACGGGCAAGTGCCTGTGGATCGGAACGCCCAGAGGCGACAATCAATTCCGAACGATTTACGATACGGCCATTCGGAACATGGAAGATGGCGACGATGAGTGGTTCGCCATGCGCTTCCCTGCCAGCCAGACCGGGATTATTCCTGAGAAGGAACTGAAGGCCGCACGGGATACCATGGATGAGAGCCAATATGATCAGGAGTTTGAATGTTCCTGGTCAGCGGCCCTTGTCGGCGCCTACTACGCCAAGATGTTGGACCGCATGGAGTTACAGAGCCAAATTGGGTCAGTCCCTTGGGAGCCGAACGTGCCCGTCTGGACCGCTTTTGACTTAGGGATGCGCGATAGTACGGCCATATGGTTTGGCCAATCTATCCGCGGCGAAACCGGGCATAGGATTATAGATTATTATGAAAGCAGCGGTGAAGGATTGCATCACTACGTTGCTCACCTCCGTTCTCAGCCATATGTTTATGGCGACCATTATTTTCCTCACGATGTTCTTGTCCGCGAGTTGGGCAGTGGTTCATCACGTTATGAAATGTTGCAGGGGTTGGGGGTACGCCCGACCATTGTCGCCAAATTATCGCTACAGGACGGCATCGAAGCAGTGAGGGGGTTACTCCCCACCCTACATTTTGACCGCCACAACTGTAGCCTGGGGCTGAAGTATCTAAGGCATTACCACAGGCAGTGGAATGACCGGAACCAGACGTGGCGGGAGAAGCCCAACCACGATGCCAGTTCGCATTCTGCCGACGCCATGCGCTATGCCGCCATTGGATTGCGTGACGGTGACAGCAGTGATTACGCCATGATGGCAAAGACAGGGCGCCAGCCGGGGGGCCAACCCGTTGTAGTCAGTGATTACAATGAGTTTGGTTAATATTATTGATGCCCGCTATCCTGACGTTGCCGATATTGCCCGCAATATGCGTGAGTTGGACGCAGAAGAAATATGGCCAGTGACATCTGCCCAGACGCCAGAGAGTTTGGCTCTGGGGACTGTGGCTGGAAACGGCTTGAAGTATGTTGCGCGCTATGGGGTGGTCCCTGTCGCTACCTGGGGGGCATTGGAAGTCAGGCCCAAAGTGGCCAGCGTCTGGATGTTCGCAACGGACAGGTGGCCGAAAGTTGCAATCAGCGTGACGCGCCACATCAATCGGACGGTGATGCCGACACTGATTGATGCCGGGTTCATACGGGCTGAATGTTGGAGCCATGACAATCACCATGTGGCGCACAGATGGTTGGAATTACTAGGCGCCGTCCGCGAAGCCACCGTTGAAGACTACGGGCAAAACAGAGTGCCTTATCATTGCTATTCGTGGACGCAGACCAGATTGGAGAGCGAAGATGTGTGTTGGACCATTGGCACCAAAGATGCCGAAGATGCCCGATCCGCCGGCACCCCCGCCACCCCCGCCCACGCGGGATGATCCTCGCGTCAATGAGGAAGCACGAGCCATGCGGAAAAGGCGGCTTTCTATGAAGGGCAGAAGTTCAACAATCCTGACGGGGTCTATGGGCGACGAAACGGAAGCCAATGTAGGTAAAAAAACATTGTTAGGGGCTTGATATGTGTGGTGGTTCGAATGACAACGGCAGCAATACTATTGAGCGCCAAACACAGGTTGACACGTTTGCCAACACGCGGAATGTCGGCACTGTTAGCGGCGCTGGCCACAGTGGGTTGTCAACTAACGAAGCAGCAAGTATCGCGCTAGACCCAACGTCAAGTATGTCTACGCCATTTGAAAAAGGCTTGGCAGCAGCCCAGATGGCCGTGCCGGGGGGTCTTGTCCTTGGTGGATTGCGTACTCTCAATTTGCGTTCACACGGTGGGTTTCCCTCAGTTCGCGGTCTGCTTGGCGGCGGCAGCGGCAAAGGTTTGTTAGGGGGCTAGTATGTGTATTACTCCCGATCCCAAACCGCCTTCACCGCCACCCGCGCCAATGGGCACAGAACCATCCGCACCTGTAGGCGGGGGGTCTGGCGGCAGACTGCCATCTGTTCAAGGAGCGCCTTCCCGACGCCGCGCCCGCGTTCAGGCCAGCGGACGGCGCTCTACGTTAATGACCGGCCCATCCGGTGTTTTGGAACAGGCCAACATTGGCCGGAAGACACTGCTAGGAGGTTAAGCATGGCAAAGAAACCAGGCCTATATGCCAACATCAATAAGCGCCGCAAGGCGGGCACGTCACGGCCCAAGAGCAAGTCAACAATTTCATCGAAAGCCTACAGCAACATGAAAGCTGGCTTTCCCAAATCCAAAGCAAAAAAGAAATAGGAGTGCGCTATGCCTAAAGGGAAGGGAACATATGGGTCCAAACGCGGAAGACCACCGAAGAAACCAATGAAGCCCAAAGGCAAGTAACGTGTGTGTGCCGACCATGCAGCGTCAATCGGCGGGTAAGAAGCTACCGCCAACATCGATGGGCGCCCGTCTTGATACGGCACAGCGTAATGCGTCGGCAGCATACGGCGGCGGTTCTGCACCGCGCAACGGCATGCAAACGACACTAATGGGAACGCCGCGCAACACTGATGTGTCGGCAATCCGCAAAACCACACTTATGGGGGTCTAATGGCTGCTCCAGACACAGACGAAGTTTTCTCCCGCTACTCTCGTTTAAAGAACGATAGGTCCGTGTGGGAAGGCCATTGGGAAGAAATTGCTGAACGGGTCTTGCCGCGTTCACGTATCTTCACAGGCGAGTTGACACCGGGCGACAAACGCACATCAAAATTATATGACGCCACCGCTGCACTTGCCTGTGAACGCTTTGCATCGGCCATTGAAAGCCTGTTGACCCCGCGAGGTTCCCGCTGGCACCAGTTGCGCGCCACCGATCCTGTCCTTAACCGCGACCATGATGTGCGCCTGTGGTTCGACCAAGTCACAAGCATTATGTTCAACTACCGCTACTCGCCCAAAGCGTGTTTCTCTAAGGAAATGCACGAAGGTTATATGGCGCTAGGCGCGTTCGGCACGGGCGCTCTTTTTGTTGATGAGCATCCTGACGGCGGTTTGATGTACCGGCAAATCCATTTGTCGGACCTCTACATCGCTGAGAACGAAATGGGCCGCATTGATACTGTGTTCCGTAAGTTCCAGGTAACAGCCCGGCAAGCTCTCCGCATGTTTGAAGACGGCAACCTGTCCGACAATCTTCGCAAGACGGCGGAAGACAAGCCCGACGAAAAGACAGAGTTGTTGCACCTTGTCTGCCCGCGCACAGATCGTGATCCCACCGCACGGGACCGGCGCAACAGCCCGTGGTTCTCTGGCTACTACGAAGCTGGCGAGCGCGAACTGATTGAAGAAGGCGGCTTCGATGATATGCCGTATATCGTCAGTCGCTATGTTACCGGGCCGCGTGAGGTCTATGGCCGTTCGCCCGCCATGACCATCCTGCCCGACATCAAGATGATTAACGAAATGTCAAAGACGGTTATCCGCGCTGGTCAAAAGGCTGTGGACCCACCTTTGATTATTGCAGACGATGGCGTAATCCTCCCCGTCAATGCCAAGCCTGGCGCGGCGACGTTTGCAAGGATGGATGGGCGGTCCCAAGCGCCCATTCAACCCCTTTATACAGGTGCGCGTGTAGACATCGGCTTTGAAATGATGGAGCAACGGCGCAAGGTTATTCAAGACAGTTTCCTTGTGACCCTATTTCAAATCCTTGTGGAAAGCCCACAGATGACGGCTACCGAAGTCTTGCAACGCGCCCAAGAGAAAGGCGCGCTGTTAGCGCCCACGGTCGGCCGTCAACAGTCTGAGGCGTTAGGCCCGCTCATTGAGCGCGAGTTTGCCGTGTTGGCAGAGCAAGGGATGATCCCGGCCATGCCGCCGGCATTGGAAGAAGCAACGGGAGAATACGAAGTTGAGTATGTTTCGCCGTTGACCCAAGCCATGCGGGCACCAGAAGGCGTCGGCATCTTGCGTACTCTTGAAAGTGTCCAGGCCATTGCGGCCGTTGACCCATCGGTCATGGATAATTTCAATACGGACGAAATTACGCGGTCCCTGGCTGAAATTAACGGCGCTCCGCAACGTATCTTGCGCGATGAGGAAGAAGTTGCGGAAATGCGCGGTCAACGCCAGCAAGCGGAAGCCATGCAAGCGGGCATGAACTCTGCGCCACAACTGGCCGATGCCGGTCTGAAAGTGGCTCAAATAGCGGAAATGGGGCAGCAGTAATTGCCGGAACAGCATAAAGCCCAGGCCAAGCTGGCCCAGGCGTACAAGGAAATTTTTCTCTACACGCCGCAAGGTAGGGATATTCTGTTGGACCTTATCAAGGCCAGCGGCATCCTGACCATCAGCGGTCAACGGGAAAGCCGTGAGTTACAGCATATGCACGGCTCACAGGACATGGTGCGCCGCATCCTGTCCATCCTCGCTATCGATGAGGATAAACTTTTATCACTAGCAATAGGAGAAGACATCAATGCCGAATGAAACTGAAGGGTCCGCCATCCTAACAGAGGATGCGGGCAACCCAGAAGTTGCAGCCGATTGGACGCAAGGTCTGGACGATTACCATGAAGTCATCGAAGCCAAAGGATGGAGAGGCGCCGATGACGTCCTGAAATCATACGTCAACCTGGAAAAGCAGGTGGGCGCCGACAAAGTTGTGTTGCCAGCGGACGGCAGCAACCTCTCCGAATGGGAAGGTTGGCAAAAATTAGGAACACCGGAAAACGCGGAAGACTATCAGCTTGCTGCGCCAGATGGCTTTGAAGCATACAACCAGGATTTATCCGATTGGTTTCGCGGCGCGGCCCATGAAATGAAAGTGCCGGCGGCAATGGCCCAAGGTCTGCATGACCGTTTTGTCGAGCAACAGATGTCAAACATGCAAGCGGCGCAGTCCCAAGCGGCAGACCAGCAAGCTGAGTGGGAAGGCGAACTGCAACGTGAATATGGTTCGGCGTTTTCGCAACGGGTAGAAGCAGCCCAACGTGCCTTGAGAGAATATGGCTCTGACGAACTGCGCCAGGTGTTGAGTGATAGCGGCCTGGGATCAAACCCGCATATTGTCCGCGCCTTTGCCAAGATCGGCATGGGGCTGGGCAGCGGGCCACAATTTAAGGAAGGCGAAAGCGCCGGGCAGTTTGGCACCACGCCAGACATGGCCAAGGAGCAAATGGCACAAATACGGGCACATCCCGGCTATTGGGATAACAGCCATCCAGAACACAAACCGCTTGTTGCAAAGATGGCAAAGTTAGCGGAATTGGCGCACGGCACAGATGTTGTCGCGCAAAACGTATCTGTCGGATAACCGTAAGGCCCGACGACAGACAGCCGGAAAGACGGCGCGTGGCCCCACACGGGACAACCACTTTCACCCTAAACGCAACCAGTGAAGAAGGAGAATTGACCAGTGTCAGTTCAAATCACTACTGCGTTTGTTGAGCAGTACCGTGGTAATGTTGAACACCTCGTTCAGCAGAAGGGTTCACGCCTTCGTGATTCGGTTTCGGTTGAAACCGTTGTGGGTAAGAACGCCTTCTTTGAGCAAGTGGGAAGCACTGCCGCTCAGCAGCGCACGTCACGTCACAGTGACACCCCTCGAATGGACACACCCCATGCGAGGCGCCGGGTTTCCCTGATCGATTTCGATTGGGCAGACCTTATCGATGATGAGGACCGGGTCAGAATGTTGATCGATCCGCAAAGCCCCTATGCCGAGGCAGCAGCCTGGGCCATGGGACGCGCGATGGATGAGCAGATTGTTTCGGCTGCTGATGGCACCGCCTTTACGGGCGTCGCCGGGGGCACCTCAACAAGCTATGACAGTTCCAACACTGTTGATGTTCAAGTTGGTATTAGCCCTGCGGCTGATACGGGCCTTAACGTCGGCAAGTTGCGGGCTGCTAAGCAAATCCTCGACGCCAATGAGGCGGAAGATGATGATAGATATATGATCATCAACGCCAAGCAGCTTCAGAACCTTCTAGGTCAAACTGAAGTTACCAGTTCAGACTTCGCATCGGTGAAAGCCCTTGTGAATGGTGAGGTCGATACCTTCATGGGTTTCGAGTTCAT